GGCAACCAGCGCGCAGGCTTTGAGAGTTCGTTCGCGGCTTCAGGTTATACCTTCAGACGCCCGCCAGATCGCGAGGCGCTCAATCGAGGGGCGCTTAGCGGAGCCATGACGCATCACGTCGAGGGCACCGGCTCGATCGATGTCAATGTCAGTGCGCCGGCGGGAACGCGCGTCGCGGCGCAAGGCGGCGGTCTGTTCAAGAAGATCAACATGACGCGGCAGACGCAGATGGAACATGCGCAGGGCGGTCCATCGACATCGGCGGGTGCTGAATTCGGCGGACCTTAATTCGCAAAAAGGCTGGCCACCGATTTGAGTCAGTGGCCAGCCACCGTCTTGCCTAGCCGGGCCGTCGTCTCGCCCTGTCTTGCCGGGCTCAAGTCTGGCCTGGCCACGCCACGCCTCTTTAAAGTTTAATCTTTGGAGAGATGTTTTGACAACAATTAGAGATTTGCCTTCTGCGTGGCGCGGTAGTTTGTTACCGGCCATGTTTGACGGTTGTCCATTTCACGTCGAGGCCGGATCGCAGAGCGGAGGGCGACGAATCGCGCTGCATCAATTTCCAAAAAAAGATAGCCCTTTTGCAGAAGACATGGGGCGACGTGCGACCGAATTCGCTGTCCGCGGCTACTGCGTACAATTCATGTACGACGCCGGAACGCCGCCGCCGCCAACCGATAGCCTGGCGCCGCGCGCGCCGCTCTACATGCGCGATTATCGCATCGCGCGCGATCTTCTGCAGCAGCGCCTCGATGCCGCCGGCGATGGAGTCCTGCAACTGCCGAACATGGCGCGGGGCGGCGCCGGGCCGCCGCTGACGATCAGCGTTGTCTGCACGCAGTATCGAATGACCGAGGAAGAACGCTTTGGCGGTTATTGCATCTTCGATATGAACTTCGTCGAGTTCGGCAAGCCGGCGAACGTACCGATCGCTGCGACGGCGGCGCAGCTCGTCCAACAGGCGGACGGGACTTTGAAGTGGATCACGAACAACATCGCCGTTGGACCCACCGGACCGTGACATGGAAAAGCTTGATGCTGTCGAAGCGGCGAAGATCGCCGACACGGTGCTCAAAGCGCTGATGGGGCAAAGCTCGATCCGCGGCAGTCAGGGCTCGCAGCTGCGATCGGCGGCCAGTCTGTTCCGGCTCAACGCGCAGACCATTCTGATGTCCGACAGTGCCGGCCCGTATCTCGAAAACATTTTCCGGCTGGCACAGAGCAACGGAATTTTGCTGCCAGAAATGGATTATGTTCGTGGCGTTGCCGCGGCGCAGCGCGCGATCCTGCCCGGCGCCATTCTGATCCGCGACTCGCTTGTGCAATACGCCCTGACGACCGAGGGACTGATCATTGCCGGAATGACGTTTGTCAGCCGCGACGCTGTCGAGGCGGCTCGACAACTTATCTATGCGGGATTTGCCCCGATGGAGGAGCAGATCGCGGACTCGATCGATCCGTCCGGATATCAGGCCCTCATTCAATGTCGCGCCGCGATCTATCATCATCTGACGGTGACGGCGATGCCATTGCCGCGGATGCTCAATTTTGCGTTTGCCGAATCGCTGACGACGCTGGTCGCTGCATACAAGCTCTATGCCGACGCCGGCCGCGCCGACGAGCTGCGTGACGAGAATCACGTTGTCCACCCGGGCTTCATGTTGCCGACCGGCCGCGCTCTATCTCGATGACCGCCTATGCTCGCCCCTCCGGACCCGCTGCAGCGGGCGACGATCATCACCAATCGAGGAATCTTCACGGACTGGGAAACGGTCTGGGTGCAGCACAATTGGGCGGACTCCGCAGCGCGATTTCGATTCACCGCGGTGGAACGCGAGCCGATCCCTAGTCTGTGGAGTAAGCTGCAGTTCGTCCCCGGCGATTATGTCGAGATACTGCTCGGCGGTCAGCTTGCCCTGGAGAAAGGCATCATTATCACCCGGCAGGTTGCCTATGACGCCAACGAGCACGGCGTTCAGCTCGATGGCGTAAGCCTGACCTGGATCGCGGCAAAATCATCCGTCGATGTCGAGGGCGGCAATTTCGACGGCATGACCTTCGAGGAAGTCGCTCGCAAGGTGCTCTCGAAATACAGCGGCATCGGCATCCAGGTGATCGGCACGCTCAATCCGCGCGTTTTCGAGTATCTGCAAAACGAGAAGGGCGAAACAAACTGGGACTTTCTCGAACGGATTGCGCGTGCGCGAGGCATCGTTCTCGGCAGCGATCCTGAAAGCAGATTTCTGCTCATTGGCGATCACACATCCCCCATCGTTGCTGATCTTGTCGAGGGCGTGAACATACTCAGTTGTCGATGCGTCATCTCGATCCAGAATCTCTCCGCACTCTATGCCGTGGCGAACTCGAGCCCGGCCAGCGACGATCAGAACGGCACTGCGGCGAGCGAACAGGAAGAATCGGTGGGCGGCACCGGGCCGCCGACCAGCAACGTGCTGACGCCATCCGTCGTGCCGGTGAAATCTCTCGATGAACTGCGGGAGATGGCGCAGAACGAGGCCGTCTGGTCCGAGGGCACGGCAGTGCAGGCGACGATCACGGTGCAGGGATGGATGATGCCCGGCACTAATGAGCTGTGGCGAGCGGGTAGTAATGTCTTTGTCAATTCGCCCATGGCGATCCTCGATCAGGTGATGAAAATTCAAACCGCGACCTTCACGCAGGACTCGCGCGGTACGCTGACAACGCTCGATCTCGTGATCCCATGGCTGTTGCGCGACAAAGCGCCCGCAGGCGCGAACTTTCCTGACGATCCGGCCGCCACGCAGACGCCGATTGTTCCGCCGACATCTCCTGCAGAAACGACGCCGACGCCGCCGCAGCCCCAGGCGCCGACGCCAGCCCCGCAGACATTCAGTTGGCCATATTCGCGCTGATCCCATGCACCGCGCTACTCCCCTTAATGTTGCCTTTCGTGCGTATACCGCCGGTGGTGCGCGCTCGGTCGTCCATAGTGTGGACGACACGAAGCTGATGCAGGAGATGTCCGGCAACCTCATGAAGAGTGAGACGCGGTCGAAAATCGAAGCGCCGCAGAATTACGGTTTCACAAGCGTCGTGATGGATGCCGACAAGGACGGTCAGGGCAACGTCACGGGAGGAGCCGAAACTTTCATTCAATTCGTCGGAGGATCGCGAAGCTTCCCGGTCGCGCCGGTAATGGACGATCGACGTCATCGCCTCAAGGGGCTCGATAAGGGCGATGTGGCGATGTTCCGCACCAAGCAGGATCAGTTGCAATTTCATCTCGCATCGAGCGGCGGATTTTGGACCGGGCCCGACAGCAAGAAGCTTCGCATGCAATTGGTCAAAGCCGATCAACAACAGCAGAGCGGTGGACAACAGGCGTCTCGACTTGATGCCAGCAGTGCCGGCGGTCTCGGCGGCGCCGGTAGCAGCGCTCAACAGAAAGGGCAGGAAGCGCAATATCAAAAGGACAGCTCGCAATATCTAGAACTCAACAGCACGATGACGCAGATCATCAACAAGGCGCATCAGTTTCTCTTGCAGGACAAGACCAAGGGTATCGAGATCGCGAATGATCAAAAAGTCTATCTCGGTGCCAAGAGCGGCGCGGGAACGTTTCTGCGCGTCATGCTCGAGGACGGCAGCGTCGCCGAGAATGTGTTCGGGCTCAAAGGCGGCGGCGGTGGCGGCGGCGGTGGTGGCGGCGGTGTGACGACGGCGACTGCGCCGCTGAATATCAGCGGCAGCAACATGAACTTGTTGCACAGCCTGCCGCTGTTCACGGACGCAACAACCGGCAATCTCGGTCTGAACATCGCCGCTCCGTTGATGCTCGACGGCAGCGGCAATCTCACCGCCTCGATCACAGCCGGGCCGCCAGGACCGACGGGCCCAGCGGGACCGCAAGGCCCACAAGGACCGCAGGGGCCGACCGGCGCAACGGGGCCGGCGGGACCGACGGGCGCGACAGGGTCACAAGGGCCGGCAGGTCCGACTGCGGTCAGCACCAATGCCGGGAACCTGGCGGGGCTCGGAACGGACAATCTGATCTACGTGCCGGACGCGCCAAGCAACGGCACGAGCTATGGACGCCTCAGTGGCGCCTGGGGTCGCGTCGTCGCGCTCGCTGGCGACACGATGACCGGTCCATTGATCTTGGCCGCCAACCCAACGGCGGCGCTTGGTGC